AACAGGAGGAAAAACCAATGAAAGAATCTGTTTACACCGCTTATGAGGATCTGCCGTTGTTCCTTAATGCTGAAACGGTAGCCAAGCTCCTCGGCATCTCCATCTCAAGCAGCTACGAGCTGATGCACGATAAAGGGTTTCCGTCGTTGCGTATCGGCTCACGGCTCATCGTACCGAAAGAAAAATTCCGCGCATGGGTCGAAGAAAAGACGGGAGGCAGCATTTGAGATTCACCCGATATCCAAAGCGTGATGCGATCCGGGATTATTTCCCCGTGCCGAATGAAATTTTCATCTTGGGTCTCAGTACCGGTGAGATCGCAGTGTATGCGTATCTGATGTACTGCGAGGACAGGAAAACATTTCAGTGCCATCCGAGCTACAAAACGATTGGCAACGCTGTCGGCATGAGCAAAAACACCGTCAAGAAATATGTAGACAGTCTGATTGAAAAGCAGCTGATTACTGCAGAGCCGACCTCCGTTATCACCCAAAAGGGAGAAAAGCGCAACGGCAATTTGCGCTATACAATACGCCCGATTGCGGAAGCGGTAGAGCGGTATTACGAGCAACAACTGATACGGCTACACGAGGAAACAAGGCATCAGGCAGTTTTGAAAAAGCTCGCCGAATTTGACCGCAAATACGGGGGATCGGCGGTTTAACGGCAGTTTTACGGCTCGTCCGAAAATAAGCAGGAGAAAGAGGTGGGGTCGCAAGCGACCCGCAACTCGGCTCACAGCGGACGGCAACGCCGACCGCATAAGGGTTTGTACGGCTTTTGCAATCCGGTTACGAAACCGCAATTTAGGGGTTGCTCGAATTTTAACCTCGCTGATTTAGGGGTTGCGAATTTTACCGCAAACTTAGCTGGATATTCCGCCATGTATGTGGTATTGTGTTGTACTGCGAAAGGAAGTGGTACTATGGCAAAACGAAGACCGTCGGGAGACGGTATGGTGCGCAAGCGCGAAGACGGAAGATGGGAAGGCCGCATCGTTGTCGGTCACAAAAAGAACGGCGATCCGATTCACCGCTATGTGCTTGCCCGAACACAAAAGGAGTTAATCGTAAAGCTCCACGACTGCATCGAGATGTACCGCGACGCCGACCTCACCGAGGATTCGAATATGACGCTCGGGGAATGGCTCGACCGATGGATTAATGAATATATGATCTTCACGATTCGCGAGAGCACGCTTGATTCATACAAAGCGATGATTAAAAATCAAATCAAACCGTATCTCGGCGACAGACCTTTGTCGGCGCTGACCACGCAGGAGCTTCAAAAATTCTATAACACCGTCAAAAAGAAAGGTCGGGTGAAACCTGACAAGCTGCACGGTACAGAGCTTGCCGACAGTATGGTGCGCGGTATTCATATGATGCTGCACGAAGCACTCGATATGGCGGTGCGCCTACGGCTGATTGTTAAAAATCCAACGGTCGGCACAACGATTCCCAAAAACAATTATCCGCCGAAGCAGATACTCAATGACGAACAGCTTGAGAGATTTATGAAACGCATTCGGCAGGATAAGCGGTGGTACGATTTCTTCTACACCGAGCTGACCACAGGACTGCGGCGGGGTGAAATCTGCGGACTGAAGTGGGAGGACTTCGATGCGGAAAACGGAAAGCTGAAAGTGAGGCGCTCGGTTGCTAAAAGGAAAGGCGGCGGATTGAATATCGGCGAAACCAAAACCGAGACGGGAACGCGCACGATTGTCCTGCCGCCGAGCACTGCGGAACTTCTGCGGAAGCGAAAAGAAACGGCAGTCAGCGAATGGATATTCCCGAATATCTATGAGCCCGAAAACCCGATGCACCCCGACTATGCTTACCACCGATTAAAAACACTGTTAAAACAGGCGGAGCTTCCGCTGATTCGGTTCCATGATCTGCGCCACACCTTCGCCACTCACGCGCTGGCGGGCGGCGTGGATGCGAAAACCCTGTCGGGAATCCTCGGGCATACCAACGCCAGCTTTACGCTGGACACCTACACCCATGTGACCACCGATATGCAGAGAAACGCTTCCACTATCGTGGGGAGCTTTATGGATGAGATTATGCTTGAAGGAGATGATACCAATCGCTAAAAAAAGAAAAAATGGTGAGGGCACATTACGCCTGCGTAAAGACGGTCGGTGGGAAGGAAGAATTGTTGTCGGGTACAGTGAGAAAAGCCTGCCTATTACAAAATGCGTAACGGCGAAAACAAAAACAGAATGTTCCACTAAGCTCGAAGCGCTGAAAGAACAGTACGGACGCTCTTCCGACAGAATCAAGGCGGATATGCCGTTCGGGGATTGGATCGACTTCTGGTATCAGACCTACTGCCGGCACACTCTCCGCATTACCACAAGAACCGACTATGAAAACCGCATTTACAATCATATCATTCCCGAAATCGGAAAAATTCTGCTGAACAGGCTGTCACAGTCGGATTTACAGCAATTCTACGCAAAGGAAAAGACAGACGGAAGAAAACTGCACGCAAAAACCTACGGAAAGGGACTTTCGGACAGAACGATAAGGGGGATACATGCCAACTGCCGCACAGCTTTACAGCGGGCGGTGCAGGAGGGCTTAATTCGCACCAATCCCGCCGTCGGCTGTAAGCTGCTACCGAAGAAAGCACGGGAGATGCAGGTGCTCACGCAAAATGAAATTATCCGATTTCTGCATCAGGCAAAGGAAGAAGGTTGCTATGAGCTCTTCTTGCTGGAGCTCGGCACGGGGATGCGGCGCGGTGAAATATTAGCGCTCAAATGGAGTGACCTCAACTTCGCAACAGGAGAGCTTCGCATTGAACGGCAGGTATATATCATCAAGGCAGAGGTGATTATATCAGCGCCGAAAACAAAAGCCTCAATACGCACTGTTATTCTGCCGCCGTCACTCTTGAAAACCCTTGTGGCGTATAAGGAAACGGTGGATTCGGAATGGATGTTTCCGTCACCGACGGATAACGGCAGACCGAGAAATCCGTCATCGGTTAGAAAACGGTTACAACTGATCTTGGAACGGGCGGGCTGTAAAAAGGTGCGCTTTCACGATCTGCGGCACACCTTTGCGACCATGGCATTGGAACACGGGATGGATGTGAAAACGCTTTCGGCAACCATCGGTCATGTGTCTTCAGCAACCACGCTGGATATCTACAGCCACATCACCGATACCATGCAGCGGCAGGCGGCGGTGCATATTGACCGCAAAATCGGCGGCACAGACGCCCAAATGCCGACGGCTGAGCCGTCGACAAGGAAAGATACCGCCCCGGTCGAATTCACGCCGTACAAGCCCAAAATACGCAAACCGGGGACGGGCTGTGTCACCATGATAAACGACCACCTGTATGAGGGACGGTACACGCCGACCAACGCCTACGGCAAGCGGGAAAGCCACAATATCTATGCGAAAACGCGCGAGGAATGCGAAGAAAAGCTCGCGGAAATGATTGCAGAGGTTAAGGCGCAAATCAAGGCGGAAAAAGAGAAAATGACAGGGTGACCGAAAAAGTCACTCTGTCAAAATTTGCGTCGCTGTAAACAAAGAAAAGTCTTACCTGCGATATCCGTTTTTCTGGCACATTTCATTTATTGATTCGGCAAAAATCGAACGGGAGTGTTTATCAGGGTTATCATTGCAGTTTTTCTTGTATATGTAATAATCCTGCAACTCGCCCCAAAGGTTCTCCCTTTTTAACCAATCCATTTTCTTTTCTAATCCTACAAAACCCTTCCCCTGATATTCCCAAAAGTAATAATTGTTGTCTTTGTTAAACCGAATATACTGCTGCCTTCCGTCGCCGCAATTATATACTATTGCAAAGTCGCAACTATGAATAATGCGAGAATGAGAAGTGTCAACCTTTTTAATCGTAAGAACGCGAGTGGAATCCTCGCAATTTTTGTATCCATAGCGAGGTGCAACACGGTCGATAGCAGTACGTATTATTGTCCGTATTTCTTTAGGTTCAAAATCCTCATTATCGTCATTGACCTCGATGTTGATATCGAAGTCAAAACCGATGTTAGATTTTGCATCGCAAGTAATCATATTACGGCTTGAACTGCCGATCGGTGTGAAGCTAAAAGTGAAATTGTCACGCACCAAATCCTGTACCATGTAAAGAATTTGATATAGCTCATCCTTTATAGGCTGAGCTTGTTTTTTGGTTACATACCTAAAGTCATGCATTATGGTTTCTCCTTAAGATTATCTCCCTAACCGACCATCTAACCTGAGTTAAATCGTTATATTATACTACAATAATATCATTTGTCAAGGATTATTTCTGGGGGTTATCTTTTGCTAATTTTATCTGATTATTATACTCCAAACCTAACAAAATTTGTATCGCAATAGGCAGAGAAAAAGGCTGGAACGGTATGAAAAATCCTCTGAAACGCTCGGTTTCAGAGGATTTTTGGTCGGAGTGGCGAGGCTCAAACTCGCGGCCTCCGCATCCCAAATGCGGCGCGCTATCAACTGCGCTACACCCCGATAGTTATTAAATTGTGGTCATGTAAGTGGTCAAATCTGTGGTCAAACACATTTTTGACCGCCATTTTTTGTTTTCCATACCGTCCAAAAATCGCACGGTTAAAGGGCTTTCGGCGGTTGGCACCGATAAACGTCAGAAATGCCGTCTATGCTCCCAAAGCAGGCGCGCTACCACCTGCGCTACACCTCGATATTTTTATATCAACTTTTTTCTTATATCTCTGTTTTCTTCCCTGCTTTGTCCGCCCTCTTGCGGTTCCCGTAATCTCTTCGGCTCAATAGTGAGCCTCGACATTCCGACCGCTGCGCCTAAAAACGTTCGCTTTTTCTGCCACCGGCAGCGCTCACGTTTTTTGCCCAAAGCAGGCGCGCTACCACCTGCGCTACACCTCGATATTTTTATATCAACTTTTTTCTTATATCTCTGTTTTCTTCCCTGCTTTGTCCGCCCTCTTGCGGTTCCCGTAATCTCTTCGGCTCAATAGTGAGCCTCGACATTCCGACCGCTGCGCCTAAAAACGTTCGCTTTTTCTGCCACCGGCAGCGCTCACGTTTTTTGCCCAAAGCAGGCGCGCTACCACCTGCGCTACACCTCGATACTGCTATTATCCGAATACAGCTTTAATATTATAGCATAATAAATTCCTCTTGTCAACTGCTTTCAATTTCGTTTTATAACCTAAGAATTCGTACGATGCGATTATCCTCCGAACACGTAGTAAAAAACGCTCTGGGGCTATTATGGCTTCAGGACGTTTTTGTCGAAAAGTGTTGATTTTTCCAAATTTGATGGTATAATAATCATAAATAATTGGGATTTTAAGGGAGGTCATATCATATGAATTTATTGATAAAAAATCTTGTGACAGCAACAACGATACCCGAAAAGCCATCAATTACCGGCATTGTCTACACTGGATTAACTATCTTGATTGGTCTTGCGATTATAGTTACTCTAATCGCCGTGTTGCAAAGCATTCCGAGCTTCAGAGAGCAAAGTACAGCGTTTAAATTTGTTATTTTTGTGCTTGTGATTACAGCAACACCAATAGCAATTTTTGTTGTCCCAATTGCAAAAATCGTAAGCAAAGTCAAGGCTCGTAAAGTTCCTAAAGCACAAAAGAACAACACACAGTCACATTCAAAACTGACAGCAGATGACATTGTATATTGCAAAGAATGCGGTGCAAGCTACATAAAAGGAAATGTTCCCGATGAATGTACCGAATGCGGAAATAAACTTAAATAACAAAAGCTCCCGACTTTATGCCGGGAGCATCGCTTATTCGTGTAAATTTCGGTCATTAAAAAATTAAACCGCATAACAATGCGGTTTAAACGCTATTTGGCTGGGATAGCGGGATTTGAACCCACGAGTGACGGAGTCAAAGTCCGTTAAAATCGCTGAAATTGTGCTATTTCACGTTTTTATAGCGCCTGTAAAATTGTCAAAAATCATACAAATGGCGTAATTATTGTCCAACAAAAAATCCCCCGACAGAGCCTTTTTGCTCCGCCGGGGGATAACTGTTTATTCAGCCTTTAAATCCTTAACGTACATCCATCCGGTAACATCAGTACCGATACCTATCAGCGCTTCCTTGCCGTCCTTTGACATCGTGATAACGTCAAAAATCGTCGTATAAACAAACGGATACGGTTCCGTGCCGTCAGAAAAAGTAGCACTGGCATTGACCTTAACTTTACCACCAACCTTTACTGCCTTAGCAGCATCTGCTGACGGTGCCGGCTGATTAGCAAGATAAAGATCTGATATGTATATCCAGCCTGTCCACTGATCACCAATACCGATACGGGCTTCCTTTCCGTTGCGTGACAGCAGCTGTACATCATAGACAGTGTTGTAGACTTCCGCAAAAGGCTTTGCACCGTCCGAAAATGTTGCTCCTGCCTTTACCCTGACCTTGCTTCCTACTGTAACAGTTGTGCTTGTGGGCTTCTTTGCCTTATAAAAAGACTTTTCGCCCATCAAGTACGGCAGAGAATCTACATACTGCGTACCGTCAAACACATCAAAGTGCAGGTGCGTTCCGTAAGAGTAACCTGTATTGCCTTCCGTGCCTAACACCGTGCCGGCTTTAACCTTCTGACCGACTTTAACCTTTACACTGCCCTTGACCAGATGCAGATAACGACTGTATACTCCGCTCTCGTGCTTGATGCGGACGTAGTTGCCTGCTGTATATGTATCACTAAAGCCGTCAACAAAATCCTGCATAGCGACAACCTCGCCGTCTGCTACGGCAATTGCATTGCAGGCATGACCTGCGTCATTGATAAAGTCCATACCGTGATGTGTGCTGTAAGATGGCTCTCTTGTGCCGTAATCGGCTGTGCAATACTCTGACTTGCTTTCCAGCACATGATACTTTAAATTGTACTTTCCACTCATATTATTCTTCCTCGCTTTCCTTCTTCAGCTGAACCATTATATCTTTCAGCTTCTTCGGCACGGGCAGTCCGAGATTGCCCGCATTTTCGATAATCGACAGTCCTTCATTCGCTATGTAAAAAAGCATAACCGCTGACATAGCCACAGGCGTACCGCCTAAAACATACATATCCGCTATGTGTCCAAGCGACACAAACACAAGGATCATCAGCTTTTTGGCAAGCCCTCTGAAGCCCACCTCGCTGGATAACTGTTTGTTAATAGCCGCTACGACAACGCCGGTGATGTAATCGGTCGCCATAAACGCTATCAACGCCCAGAACAGCCCCGTAACCTCTCCGTACATAAAGCCTAAAACCGCTCCGACAGCACCTGCTATGCTGTCAATAATTATCTGTATCTTGCTCATTTTTTCGTCCTTTCTGCCTATTCGGCTAAAAAATCTTCTATTGCTATCATCTCGGCGGGTGTCAGAGCGACATTCGTCGAGAGAATATCAATTTTTTCGGGTATATCAACATCAATGTTGAGCAGTTCCTCAAGCTCCCCATTGCAGACATCTACGTTTTCAGGGCGGATAACGTACTTCTCGCCGTCCTGTTCGCCGTATTTCTGCAAGAGCTTCTGCCTCTGCTCATTGTACAGCTTAGTTTCTTCGTCGATACGCCTTGCCAGCTTTGCGACATCATACGACTGTATGACGGGCAGTTCCTTGCTCATCAGCTTGCTTATGACGGGGATTGCATTTACTACAGTTGATAACTTCATAGCTTCTCCTTACTCTGCGTCCTGGGCGGTATATACGGCAGTCTGGAACTCCGTATAATCCGCTCTGACTGTGGTTTTGTTTTCTTCGTACAGTTCGGCGTTCGATACTGTCATGCTCATTGTTACGGTCTTGTCCGTTCTTATGGTAGCGCTGAAATACGCTACGGTCTGTTCGTTGCCCTCTCCGTCAGTGATATAGCTTGTACCGTCAAACTGTGTTGTTTTGTTACTTCTAAGCATAATTAACTCCTTTCGCTTAGTGCTTTTCTTAATCTTTTTATCTCATTCCACATCAGCGGAATAAACTGCTCATACGCAAGTGCGTATTGACTGCCATCGCCGTTTATATCGCAGAATCCTGCGAAATCGTCTGTCGAAAGCCCACATTTTTGCAAAGCGGATAAAACATCTTGTGCTATAAAACCGTAATTCTTAGCGGTTGATGTGTCACCGTTATAGAAAAACGACTTTCCGTCAAGATAATCAAAAAGGTTTTCAGATTTGCTCGGCAAGTCGGCTATGTGGTTTTTCATACGGGCGTCGGATGAAACGGATATGGTACTTGAAGATGTCAGCGATGAACCTATCAACGATAAAGCTAAGTTAGAGTTGCCAACCACAATTTTTGATGATGAACACGCCAGCAACCTGTTTGCGCCATGATAAATTAATGACGGGTTCGAAGAATCGAAAAGGATGCCTCTTTTGAATGCAACATAATCGTTAAATACAGGCAACCATTTGTACACATCGGGAGAAATGCCACCTACCCCATAGTAACCCGCAATACCAATTGAGCAAATAGTCTTGTTTTCGTAACTGAAATAAATATCCGAAACGTCTATGCCACTTGAAAAGCGAGTTCTAACGTGAAATGTTGAATTAAATCCATCATTACTGCTTTTCCTTGAATCACAACACACGCTGTATGTCGGCTGATACGCACTGCTATCAAACTCATCCTGATATCCTAAATCTATTTGGCCGTATAATCCTGCTTTACCGATTTGATTAGTTGCCACTATGCCTATTCGTGTTTTACCATAGTTACTAAAATCAGTTGATGTCGGAGCAATGTATCCAAGCTCTCTGCCTAACGAATAAAACTCTATTTTTCCGTTGTTTATCTCAGTACCAAACTGACTATTATACACAGCCAACCCATTCAGCACATCAATATTGACACCGGACGTTTCATTTGTTCCCTCTTTGTGATTAATCGATGTCAATCCGTTATACAGCGAGTCATTACTTATCGTAAATCCGCCTATTGTCCCGCCTGTAGCTGTAATAGTTCCCGTGCTGCTGATTTTGAAATACTTGCTATTCCACACTCCTGTGGCCAGCGACAACTTCATACCGATATTGTTCGCTACATAGTTAGTGCTTTGAATTGTTCCTGCTTTAACGGTGCCGATATTTGTCGATATGGCAGATAGCGATATAACACTTAGCTTTTCCGCCGTTATGCTGTTATCAACTACCATAGATCCGTTCACCTTAACATCTGCATTCAGGCTTATGTGATCAGCAACTATCTGTAGTGCCTCACTTGTCAGCTCCATACTACTTGCCGATGTCCCCGATTTTACGATCCACGATATTTTGTCGGCTTTCTGCTCTACGACGGATACCTTCTGTATTACGCTGTCGTTTGTCGCATAGGTACTCTCAACAGTTGCTTTAAATCCGTCTACCGTTTGCTCAAGACTTGACTGCTTGCTTGACAACGATGTTATTTCGGCCGTCGTGTCTTCAGGAGCAGGCGACCAGTCCGTAGCCTTAGTGCCTTTTTCGAGCTTGATATTGCAAGCCTCAATCATGCCGTTTTTATCAAGCGCAAGTGCCACGCATTCGAGCTTCGCTATGGCGCTGTCATTTATCGTCCACGTCTTTTCGTAGTAAATCCACTTGTCTTTTTCTGTCTGACTGCTCACCGTCAGCGACAGGGCATACAGCTTTTTATCATCTGCCGAGCAAAATCGTGCCATTACATACCCGCTTGCGTCAAGCTCTACATCGCTTCTGACCTTTATCCATGCCGACAGAGTGTAGCTTGTGCCAACCTCGAAATCTGTCAGAAAGTGCCTCTTGTTCGTGCCAAAATATCGTGCATTGCCGGAATAGCCGGTTCTGGATATTGCAAGGCTATTTCCTGATATTCCGCCATCAACCGTTATTATAGTGTTACCGCTCCAGCCGTTTTTGATGTTCCCCGTGCTGTCATACAGCAGATTTCTTCCACCTATCTGTATACTGTCAACCGCCGACTTCGTGGCATATGTTTCTGACACTGTTGTCCGAAAGCCCGACAGGTCGCTTTCCAGTGCAGAAGTACGGGTGCCGATACTGCCTATGCTTGCAGTCAGCTCCGTGAATTTTGCATTTATTGTCTGAGATGTGCCGTCTATGACAACCTTACTTGTATTAAGATAGGTGCTGTTATCGGCATTGATACCGTCAATAACGCTCGAAATGTCCAGCTTACTGCCACTGATATGTGCGTCATCTGCCACCATATCATTTTTGATAATACCGCTCTTTATGCCGTCTTCGTGCAAGCCATCGTAAGAGGTGAACATTATCTTTCCGCCTGCATCGGTAACGTAAATGCCATAGTCGGATTTACCGTCCTCGCCTATCTGGACACGGACGGTATTATTTACGTCCTTGATCTGTATTGTGTTTCCGACTATCTGCAATTTTCCGCTGCTTGATTTTATCGTAAAATCATCGGTTTCGATGGTCTTTGACCGGAAGTTTGCGGCTGTAAGGTCCTTTATCAGCGCAGTCGCTATTTCCGCATTTTCGGCAGTCAGCTTTATAGATGTCAGTTCACCCGTTCCGGCTTTGCCCGACAGCAGAACATCTATGTTTGCAACATCGGATTTCAGCGTTTTAAGCGTTGCCGTATCGGCTACAAGCGTATCTATATCCGCTTTCTTTGCATACAGCTGTTCAACATCTGCTTTCTTAGCTGTCAGATTATCAATCGTGGCTATTTGTGCGGAAAGCTCGGTAATATCAGCCTTTGCGGCATAGACGTTTTCGAGGTTTGCAATCTGTGCGTTAAGCTCTGCAATATCCGCTTTTTCGAGTAATGCTTGTTTTACACTGATTATATCTGCGGTTATTCGTTCCGCCTGCTTCTGTGCAGGCGACTTATAGCTTTCTCCGCTGTCCGCAGACTGCTCTTCGGCAGGTGCTTCTATTGTCATAGACAGGCCGCCGTTATATGCCACGGAAATAGTAGCGGCAGGAATTTTCACAGTTTCTCCGCCGTAGGTTATGCTCACCATATCCCACGCATCTATCAGCATATTGCCAAGCCTCAACGGAATTTCGCCCGTGCGGTATTTAAATCCGTTTAATGACTTCTGCACCGTGTTCAGCTGATTTTGAGTCATAAACAGGCAGTCATATGTTATCGCAGTGCCTGTGCCGGCTGTAAAATCTCCGCACACCACACGTCCGACTGTACTATCGTCGGTAGCAACTGTGGGTGTGTCATAGCAAAAATCGGACAATTGCACCGCCGTAGTATCAAACCACTTGACCGCTATCTTGCCGGTACGGTCACAAACGGCGAATTTGCCGTACAGCCCTGCGATATATCCGATTATTTCACGGCAGGTATAGCCCTCAGGCTTGTCCTTTATCGTTACCGCCGTAAGCCCCGAAGTATTAAAGGCAACGCCGCACTTTGTCGCTATCTCAGACAGCATTTTCAGCGTTGTGGACGGATACGACAGGCGAGAAAAATAGCCTTTTTCCGTCTTTGCCATGTTATCCTCAAGCGTTACCGACAACCGTCCTCCGCTTTTCTCGATTTTCTTTACCGTAAGCACTCCCTGCGGTGCGTATTCGCCGTTCACGCCAAAATACAACGTGCAAGCGCTTCCCTTTCTGACCGTCGCAGGAAGTGCCGACAGCTCGACTTTTGCGTTTGCTATGACAGTTCCGCCCGGCACTATGCTCTCACTGCACGATCCGCCCGAATAGCTTACGCTGAACAGATCGTTCACCGTTACATTGTTACCGAAATCCAGCTTGCAGCAGTAGACAGGCTCAGCACCATTAACGGCTGACAGAAAATCATCTGAAACATTTGTATACAAGCTATCACCTACCTTTCCACCAGATTTATTGACACGCTCTTGTAATAATAGCCGCTTCCTGCGTACAGCTTACCTGTGGCGGTGAGATCTGTACTGTATGCGGTTATCTCCTTATATTCGCCGTCATAGTCGAATTTTACGGCAAAATAATCGGGTTTATTCTCAAACAGATTACGCAGGCTCTTCACCTGCGCTTCTGTGAGAAAAGACCATTTAAGCTCTATCTTGTATTTCCAGCAAAGTATGCTTCCGACGGTTGTTCCTGCGGCATTTCTGCCGGTGTTTGGTTCCCACGTCTTGCATCGTGTGGCATTATAGCCGTCAATATCGGGCGGCGGGAGCAGAACACCCTTAACCCATATCAGATTTTTAGCCAAGTGCATTTACCCCCGTTCTGTATGTATTCTCCTTGTTCAGACGTACTATCAACCGGTAAAGCGTTTTACCGTCAACCTCACCCTTAGCGATAAGATTAAGACCTTTCAGAAACTCCAGTATCTCACGGAGCAGAAGTACGACTTCCGTCATATCTCCGCCTTCGCCGATTATGTCCTTGAGCTTTGACAGAGGCGCAATTACCTCTGGGTCTGTTCCTGCATTACGGTTATCACCGACCATTGCAAGCGTAGGCGCATACGCAAGACCGCCCTTTGCAAGTTTAGGTATCAGCGGAGGGTTTTCAGGCATTGAGAAATGCCAGTCCTGACCGAACAAATCGCCTATTGCGCCTGCCACACCGCCGATAGCGTCAACTATACCCTTTACTACAGTGTAGATACCCGTCCAGAGCATATTAATACCGTCGATTATCAGATTGATAACTCCTTTGATCACGCCCCAGATTGTGTTCCAGATACCGCTGAAAAAGTTGCATATTCCCTGCCAAGCCTTATTCCAGTCGCCTGAAAATACACCTGTTATAAAGTCTATCAGTCCGCCGAAGGTCTTAATAATACCGCCGATTATATCGCCGATAGCGGTAAATACAGTGTCAAAAACGCCTTTGACCGCCGCCAGTACATTTTTTATCGTGGGCCCCAACGTTTTCACGAACCAATCGACAAACGGCTTTAGAAAATTCCATACTGCTTTTACGCAATCCACGATTTTTGCGACAACGGCAACGACCTTTACATAGACAGGCTTTATTGCTTTGTCCCACAGGGATTTTATAAGGTCACATACCCACTGTATAACGGGCTGTATCCACTCTTTATAGACCGTCAGCACTGTATCACCGACTGAAGTTATAAGCGACTGAATAGCTTCCATCATCGGTTCGCCATACTGCGACCATAGCTTTGCCGAGGTTATCCACAAATCGCTCCATACGCCCTGCAAGGTTGTCAGTATCGGCATAACACCGGTTACAAAAACCTCGTCGAATATTGTCTTGACGGTTTCAAAGAGCGTCGTCATAACCTCTGCGGTCGCTGTCCACTGATCTGTAAGTAACGGTAACACGGTTGTTATCATTGTGTTCAGCGACGGGAAAATAACGTTATCCCACAGCTGACCGAACACAAGATTAAACGTATCGCCAAGCCCCGAAGCTATCGTTCCGATCGACTTAAACGCTGTCTGAAGTGCCGGTGTCAGATTATTTGTAAAATAATTTTTGAACGGCTCGGCAAGTGTTGCCATATCACTCCAGGCCTTGCCCATATTATCCTTGAAGCCCTCTATAACGGGTGCGAATTTTTTGCCTATCTCCGCAAATATCGGAGCAAAATTTGTATCGAAATACTTTTTGACTTTTGCAAACTGTTTTTTCAGCAGAGCAAACCCTTTTTTGATCTGCTCACGGATCTTATTTTCGATACTCTCGGCTGTCTTATCGCCCTCGCTGTCAAGTGCAGAGAGATCAGAGGAGGAGCTGTCGCTCTCGTCCTTTGAAGCAACATTCATTTCATCAAAACTTGCAAGGAAGCGGCTGTTTTCCTTAGCCTTTTTTCCGACAGCTTCGACCTTTTTTGCCGCTTCAAGCGACTTTTTATACGTTGTGCCGAACAGCCCCGAAATAAAGCTCGCTATAGCTTTGGTTGCTGTGGCAAGTCCGGATGCCAATGTATTAAGCGCCGGCATGATAGCGTTTACTATAGGCGTAAACGCAACCTGAAGATTGCCTTTTATCTGCTTTACACTGTTGCCGAACTCCTCGTTTGCACCGATAGCGTCCGACATTACCGACTTTATGCCACGAAACGCCGCATAAAGCCCTGCCATAAGAAACGTAGATTTAAGTGCGGATTTGACACTTTTACCAAGTCCGCCTATTGTCTTGCCGAATCCACCGGCAGAAGTTTTTGCTTTGCCGAGCGATTTTTCAGCAGAAGCACCTACTTTTTTGACCGACTTTTCAAGGTTATCAACAGGTTTTTCTGCTCTTTTGAAATGGCTTGCAAAAGAGGAAGCCAGTTTTTTCACAGGAGCAATGACCGAGTTATTTACCGCCGTGCCTACCGTTTTCAACGTGTTTTTCACCTTTGAAACAGGCTGTATTATCTTGCTTGCCGCCTTATCGGCCGTTTCCAGCACCTGCTCAATCTTTTTACACCCCGAATCCAGTACAGCAGTAGTTTTTTCTACCGCACTCTGCACTTTTTCGTTTGATGCAGCAGCCTCTGTTACCGCTGATTTAACCTGCAGCATTTTGTCTATCAGCATCGCTATGACAGGTAACGATTGCAGATTTATGTTGTTTGTGCTTTCAGGTATCTTGTTTACCGCTTCGGCAGCCTGCCGTGCGGCTTCAGCCAGCTTTTTGGCTTCTGCATCCGCTTGCATTGCCTTATCTATCTTGGCTTTAGTAGCTTCGGACTGCTGCTGCAGTTTCAGCATACTTGTTTCAACGGCGTTTATTTTTTCTATTACGGCATTGCCCTTTTCGCCTGCCATGTCTTTATCAGACATTGCCGCCATTTCTCTGTTAAGCTGTTTCCACTTCTCCTGTGCAAGCTCTATTTTTTCGTTAGTCAGCTCAAGACTTTTGTTCAGACGGTCGATAGGTTCGGAAGGAATTTCAAAACTGCCGACATCAATTTCGGGGAGCTCCTCTTTTTCTTTGGACTTCTTCTTATCGCTTTTCGGCTGATAGTTGTTCACGAAATCCATAGCTTCTTTGCTATAACCGGGTCCGAACTCGTACTTGTTATTTATCGTTTTGCCAAGGCTTTCTGCTTCCTTTTCCGCTTCCTTTACAGGCTCAACAAGCGCCTTTTCCAGCGTTTCGGAAGCCTTTTCGGCACTTTCGGATATAGAGCTTTCAAGCGTCTTTCCTACCTCTTCGGCGGGCTTTTCGACCTTCTGCACAGCCTTTTCAACGCTCTGCGTCACGGTCTTTTCTACAGCCTTGCCGACTTCCTCAACAGGCTTTACAGCCTTATCGGCGGCTTTTGACACACTGTCGGTAAGTGCCTTTTCAGCGGTTTCGCCGACCTTATCCCACTGCGACTGTATGCTTTTCTGTAAAGCTGAAAGCTGTTTGTCAAGCTCTGCGTCTATTATCAGCGACAGACTGATAGTGCCTACTGACGCACCGTTTCCGTCAGCCATTTACTCACCTCCCCCGAATGCCCTTTTTATCATCATTTCAAGAGCCGTTAAATCGCTCTGTATCTGTTTTGGAGTTTTCTCCGCAAGCTGTTTCTTTGCACGAAATGCCGCCCACTCATGCCGTATGCGATTTTCATACGGCGAAAAGTGTTTGAGCATCTCCTTGTTATCCTCGCTTCGTATCCGCACTGTCTGACCGAGCGGAGTATCATTCATAATGCCGGATACAAGGCTCAGCCAGTCAGAATAGTGCAGATTGTCCTGCTCGGACGGCAGTATGTGATACTGTTTTGCTATCGACTGACGTATCAGCTCACGGTCATACTCGATGTCGTACCAGACTTCATTACTCGTGAAATCGCTCGGTATCTTCCTGTCCCGTCATGGCGGATATTACTATCTCGGACAGCTTCTGATATGCCGCCCACGGCATATTCATTTCGCTTATCTCCTTAGCGGCGGCAGGCTCGAACGCCAGCTTGAACATCTCGTCAATCTTTTCAATGTCCTTCTTTTCGCCGTTATTGTAAAGCGCCATTACCTTCTTGACCGTCTTTTCACGATCGTCTACCTTGTAGACCTTTTCACCGATTCTGATTTCGGGAACGCCCACGAGTAACTTTTCATCAAGTGTGTACATCTTAGCCATTGTATTTATCTCCTTTACTTTGCGTCTGTAAATGTGGGCTTGCCGTCCGACATGATGTCAAACGCAAGAGGTGCTACCGCTGTGGAATCGCCCGATTCCCACTCCGTCACGTTTATAACGCACGGTATTGTCAGCGTTGCGCCGCTGGGGAACGTCCACACTACAGTTGTGTGGCTGTCTGCGCCTGTTTTGAGTGCAAGTCCTGCAACATAATCGTTGCCTGCGTCACCGATGTTTCTCTTGCCGGATACGCTGACGGTCAGTGCCTTACCTGTCACAAGTCTTCTTGTCCAGCCTTCCTGATCGAACGGCTTCCACTCCTCGACATTGCCGTCAATGGAAACCGAAAAGCTCTCCATATCGGCAATAGTTACAAGATTCTCGGCTGTCGCACCTGTTCCGCCTGTCTTGTCAATCTTGAACTGATTTTCATATACGGGATATACTCCTGTTTTGTTAGCCATTGTTAATTACTCCTTTCGTAATAAACCGTCACATCAATAACGTACTCGCAGATACCTCTTTCATCTCTGCCTGCGTTATGCGCCTCACTGCAACTCAAAAAGCCGACCGTGTGCCCCCCGGCAACATAGCCGTGTACATCGGTCAGCTTATCAAGTATTTCGTTTGCCGCACTCTCGGCTGTTGTCGGATTGTCCGTCCAGTGTATCAGTACGCTGATGTGCTTTTCAAGTGTTTTCGTGCAAGGCTTACCGCCTATGCTGATTTTCTTAGGATAGGTGTTTTTTGACGCATACACGCCGATACACTTATCCTTATTTGCGTCTATACAGCCTGCGTATACATTCTCTATGCCGAGAACATCAGCAAGCATATCGGCTGTTTCAAGTAACGTCATACGCCTGTTTTTCCCTTAAATATTTTTGTGAACGAGTTTTTGACAAAATCCTTTTTGTCACCTGTTATGTACGGCTCAAGCCAGTGATCAGTCCTGCCGTTGCGGAATTTCAACTTTTTGTCGGTCACTTCTTTCTTTATACCGCTCTTTGCCCAAGCACTTTTGGTATTTGGGTCGATCATCAGCTTGCCATAGTAGAGATACCGAGAGTATAAAGCACTGTGGTCAATCGTGGCGATGACAGTATTACCGCTTTTTTCCGAACGAACAAATATGCCGTTGATGAGGTCGCCCTGGTCAAGCGGTGCTGTGTTCTGTACTTCGGTAACCACCTGCTCCATCGCCGCTTGCGCACTGTCAAGCACTGCTTTTTCAATCTTTGCTATTGCAGCCTTATCAAGCTTTACGGTTACTTTTATCACTATATCAGCTCCAGTCTTGTGTAATTTACCGTCCCGTCGGGGTTTTTAGCCTTTTCCGAGCCGTATATCTTGTACTCTCTGCCACCTATCTCCACAGCTCCGTCAACTATCGGGCTGTCCGGGGCAATATCCCCGCAGAAAAGAGCCTCGCCAGACAGCGTTATAAGCTGTTTTTCTGCGGATAATTTCTGCCGTGCTTTTTCCGAATGGAAGCATTTACCCTCAAATATGGCCGTCCGTTTCTTTGAACCGTCACGGTTAAGTCCGTCTGTACGATAAACGGTACAAGATGTTGTACAAACCCTTTCGGGTACAAGTTTCGGATATTTCATTATAACCCCCTGTAGCAAAGGCCTGTCTGCAACAGCGTGTTGTAAACCTGCCGTGTTGTAGTGACACCGCAGTAATTTATAACCTTAGAGCTGTCAAATGACATTGACACACCGCTGATACTATAGGAACTGAGCGGGCTGTCAAGCAGCTCAGCATTGTCAAAAACAAATGCTGTCTGCTGTGACAGTGCCAGCCTTACCTTATCCTGCTGAAACGCTGTCAGATTGTCGAATCCTATAGCCGTTATGCGGTTGAAGGTCAGTGTGTCGATGTCGCTCTCCGCCCTGTTTTCAAGAGCGTTGTACTGCTGTTCGGTTATCGTACTGTCGGGGCATAAGGTCTGAAATTCCGCAAAAGTGAGGTACATTAAGCCTCACCCTTTTTTGTCTTTGCCGCCCTTACCTGAGCAAGCTCATCACGGAGCTTTGCTATCTCCGCCTGAGCCTTTTCATATTCGGCATACGGCACGGTAGCCTGCGGAGAATGCTCCACAGCCCCGTTATCGCCGATTATGTCATACCCCTGTGCAAGATATGACTTCTTCTCGGCTTCCGTGATAGTATACTGCTTGTTTGCCTTTATTGCTACCATAGTTACCTCCTTAGTATGTTACGACTATAGCCTTTGCGTTGCCGGGAGCGGTATTGAATGTTATCACGCCCGATGACTTGTCATAGCTGTAGTCTGTTGTCGCTGTACCGTCCACAGTTACGCCGATGAGCTTTTCGGGCTTGTCGGTCACTGTGAATGCAGTTGTCGAGCCGTTACCTGTGAATGTCTGCGTCAGAGCAGATACATTCATGATACAGCCGTCAATAAACAGGTGATCTATCGCAAATGTACCGTTGTACTTGCGGTTCTGGTACAGATAGTTGTCTGCCGTTCTGCTGTCAGAGCCGGGAGCAAACAGATGTATATATGCGTACTTATCTCTTGACACCTGGCATTCGGGGTCAATGAGAATGTAGTTTATCTGCTTTGCGCCGACACCGGACTTACAGCCGTCCGTGAAATCGTACACGGTCTTGAAACGAGCTGAGGGAACTGTAACGATATTGCCTATATCGTCAACGGAATGGATACGTCTGTCGATGCCGCCGCCGCTCTTGATGTCGAGCGTTCTCTGAATACCCTCTGCGTTCTTGAGTATCGTCTTATAGTCTGCGGTGACATAGAGTATCATTCTGTCGAGGGGTACGCCCTTATCTTCAAGCGTCTTGAGATTCTCGTCAAAATCCTTGAGGACGTTCTCGATCGTGAGCTTGTCGTGCTTTATTGTTGCACCCACTCTTACAGCCTCTGCATACAGCTTTGAGAATGTATAGCTGTCGTGTTCGGGGATTGCCTGCGTCCTGTCGAAACGGCTCTGAATGTTTGCCAGTGATACAACGGTATCGGTTTCGTCAAAGTCCATAGGATCTACTACGAACTCGATAGAACGGTCGTGATCGAGCGTCTTTGTTTCGTAGTTGTTCTCGTATGTACCCTGAGGGAAGCCGAGCGATGCTCTTGTGTGGTCCTTATAGCCGGATACCGACAGAGTGGGTATCTTGATTGTTTTTCCGCCTTTGAGCTGAATATCGGAATTTGAGTGATAGAGAGCGTCGGCCTTTGATTCCTGACCGTAAAGCTCTCTGAGCTGATTGGTATACTGTTCAGCATAGTTGATTGTGTTTGACATTTTTACACCTTACCTTTCTTACTTCTTTTTCTTGATACCGAATGCGTTATCAAGTCTGCTGTTGTCGGGCTTTTCATTCTTGTCGGAGCCTGCACCGACCTTGAATCCGCCCTGCTTTTTGCCGTCTGAGCCGTCAGCCTTCATATCGGGATATTTCTTGACTACCGCCGACAGTGCCGAGTTGATGTCCTCGCTTTTGCCGGACTTGACGTAGCTTTCGGCAATAGCCACAGCATCGTCCATACAATCGGGCTTTACACCGAGCGACATTGCGGCTATCTGTGTTTTCAGCCTTAAAATCTCCTCGTCCTTTGCATCGGGAACGGCGGGTGCAGGCTCAGATTCGGGCTTATCCGCCTTTTCTTCGGGCTTATCTTCCTTCTTGTCCTCCGCCTTGCTCTCATCGGGCTTCTCTGCTGTGCCGTTATCGTCCGTCTGCTTGTTTTCGGCGGGCTTCTCTTCGGGCTTGGGCTCGCCCTTCTGCTCCGGTGCGGGAACGGGCTTCTTCTCCTCTTCGGGAGTTTTCTTTTCGGGTTCCATTGCTTTACCTCGCTTTCTTTGATTTTGGGTATAAAAATACCGCCCTTTTTAAGAGCGGTAAAATTATTAAGTTTGGTTCGTTTTTGCGCCGAACTTCACAAAAAACGGCTGTTTTTGCAAAGTTTGTGTTTAAAATCAGCTATAATTGCAAATAAACACTGCAAGTTAACGTTTGGCTTGATAAAGCCGTTTGTTATATCGTTAGTGCGTACTATGCAAGTTAAAATCAAGTGCAATCAATTGCACACGGGTATAAGAAAACCGCTCACTGCTGTGGGCGGTTAGGTCAAATATCAATATTAACTATTCGTCTTCTTGCTGTTTTGCGGTTGAAATCTCGTTCCCATTCTATCGCCGCACGGCGTATATCTTCGGGTGCGTCATCTTTTAAAAAGCGTCTGCCTTCTGGGAATTTTAGCTCTGTCCATTTAGCAATCTCTAATGGCATTTCCTGCATATTATACACCTCCTGTAATTATCCTGTAAACGGTCTTGATCGTTTTAGACTGTTTTTTAGGGTTTAGATAGCTTGCAGCCACACATTCAGAAATAAACTCATCAATATCATCGCATATATATGATGACGGCATAGAAAAACCATCTTCATTTAAGAACGCTTTTTTGAATATCAATGATATTTTTAAGCGCTTGTCATTCCAATCCTTATCATACAACCGATGATGAAGCTGTATTGCATGACCTATTTCGTGCCTCATAGCGTGTCTTGGATGTCCTGTAGACCACTTACCGGCTTTATATTTCTCTTGTGCAACACTCGCCATAATCTTCAAACCGTTTTTCTTTTCAGCGTGGCGAAGAGAAATCCGCTGACTATTGTCATTATAAAGACCTTCGTCTTTAGAAACAACCGTCAATACATTAACGCCGGACACAGTATCAATCTCGCCATACATTTCAACAGCTTTCTGATATTCCTCGTTAAAAGCTTCTCTTACTTCTGCTGTAACCTTAGGCTCAAAAGAATATTCATACTTGTACGGTTCAGTGGTGTTGTCACCTATAAAGTGATCAATATTATCCTCTTCTATTATATCACTTTCATCCGAATTGTCAACAGTATCGTCTGTAAAATTCTGTACGCTTTCTTCGCTGTCTGCCGTTGCTTCGACAGGCTGTTTTACAGTTTCCTGTACGTTTTCTGTCGTTTCGGCAGTTTCATCGGCTTCATCAGTCGTAGCCGCAGTCGGCGTATCGTCTGTTTCTTCGTTGCTCTGAACTGTCTTTAAAGGCTCAGGCTGTACAAAATTCATTGTATTTTCGTTATTTTCCGGTTCAGAAACGTTATTATCCGGCTGAGGAATATTAGGCTCTTTATTTGTCGGAACAGGATTTTTGCTTTCGGTATCGGTAGCTTTAACAGGCGCTTCTTCCGTTCTCGGAGCTGTCTGCTTCGGCTCACCCTTACCGCTGTAGATCTTCTCTCTTGAATAATCTCTGCGGAGAACATCGTCGTGCTCTTTGATAAACTCTCTGAGCTTGCCTTGTTCCTCTCGGAGCTTACGCTTATACTCCTTGACCTTCTTCTCGTCCTGCGTGCCCTCAACCTTGCGTTTGAGTGCTCTTATCTTACGCTCCATAGCCCGTTGCTTTTCTTCAAGTGCTCGCTGTTCCCGTATCTTCTCGGCAGGAATCGGCTGAGGTATCTTTGTAAGCCCCTCTATGTACTGCCCCATAGTATGACGGCAGTTAGGGTGGAACAGCCCGCCTCGTATTGCCACAGACAACAGCATAAACCACTTGTCACAGTAGTTTGACTTGCCGAAGTCGCCGCTTTTCTCGCCGTTCCATATCGTGAATACATCATCAATGTAAACCTTGCCCTGATACGGCTCGCAGGTTTCTGAGCAGCCTCCGTACTGCGATATAAGCACGGTATCATAGCCAAGCTCCGCAAAGCGTTTAGCCGCACCCTGCAATGTTGCCCTTGTGGACGTTGTGCGCAGTGCCATACGCACATAATCGGCAATATTAACTCGCCTGCCATCTGCGTATACAATGCAGTTTATGCCTTTGTCGAGAAAGTCCCTTGTTGCAAGGTCGATTGCTTCATTAAGTGTAATTGAGCCTGTGCCCATCATAAGCTGTACCTTGTTCAGCGTTGTGCGGTAAACATCGTCCATATTACGCACAGCGGCAGTAAGGGCGGTCTTTTCAAGCGTTGTTACGTCTTCCATCAGCTTATCCATCTTCGGCTTGTTAACACCGAAAAAGTGATCATCCGGTATAGCTGTCGGCGCTTCGGGCGGCTGAGGCTGTGCCGGAACATCGGGAACATTGACGCCGCTTTCCGAAACATCAATGACCGACTGCTCCGCTGTATGCTCTCCCTCGTGAAACTGATCCGTCATAAGCTGTCGGGTTTCATCGTCAATAACATCTACATATTCGTCCGCTATCTGAGCGTTCTCCTTGCGGAAATTGTCAATGTTATTGAGCTTTTCAGCCTGCCACGCTGACCATTCAAAGCCTTCTTTTTCTTCTTCGGCTTTGTGCCGTGAAAGATTGCGTTTCAGCGAAGCAATGAGCCTTAGCTCTATCTCTTCAAATATCTTTGCAATATCTCTGAAACTAAGCAAGCTCATCACCTACCGCAGATGTCGCACCATCGGCAAGCCCCTTTTCCTGCATTATACGCTTGACTTCACCGGCTTTCCATTTGTCCTCTTTAGAACTGCCCCACAGCTCCTCGACCTGCGTTTCGACCGACATAATGCCGTAGGTACTTGCCTTGCCGACCGTTTCAACACGGCTGTCAAAGTCGGGTGCGCCGTACTCACCGAAATCAACGCTTACCTCATATTCTTCGGGGGCTTTGCCCTGCATATTGTCGTATGTCTTTAATACAGCCGACACAAGCTCAGGCAGAGCCTTTTCAAGCGCTGTCGTTATTGTGTTCCGGGTGTTGCCCGTAACGTCCTTCTTCTCTCGCTGAGCGTCCGCACTTGACATCTTGCCGACATCAATACCGAGTGTCGCAGGCGATACAAGTCCTTGCAGGCACATCAGCAGGCAGTTTGTATACGATGATACAAATGCGTCATACTTGATGTCGGGCTGTACGACCTGTATCTGAGAAGAGCGCTCGTCACCAAGAGATGAAGCTATCTCTATAAACTCATTGCCGAAACTGTTTACTCGTTGTAAGGCCCCGTTTTCAGGACTTCGAGGAATTTTATCGGAAGGAATATACTTTGTAACTCTGCCGGCTCTTATGGCGTCCCACCACTGCGAAATAACCTCGTCCAGAGCGTCGAAGCAGTCGGATTTACCGCCGTCGAATATGCTCTTACCCCTGTTCGGATATTTTTTTGATGCGTAAAATTTCAGCGGTACAGCCATTATGTAATCGCCATCGAATATCGTTCTTGTTTCAATGCCTGAAAGGCAAGGAACGCTGTCAAGGCGTACCTCATGACCGCTGTTATCATAAAGTCTGCTTTCAATGTACCCCTTTCCATAACATTCCTCAAGATGGTACAATCTATCGCCTTCCTTATGCTCAGAACGGAAAACAACCTCTTTAAGTACGCCTCTTATATATCGATATTCAACCTTATCTGCACTCCAAAATTCAACTATAGGAACGTCAGAAACAGAATTTTCGGTCATATCGACTGAAATCTTAAATGCCCCATCGCCGCTTACTAAAGTGTCTACTACAGCTTTTCCAACAAGTTCGTTAAAATCAACGGCTTTTGATACGCTCTCAAAGATCGAGTTTTCTTTTTCACCGGTTACTTTGATTTTATCCATATCCGAATACACGATATACGCCAAAGTATCGGCAATTATCGCAGGCAAGCCGCTGTGTATTTTTCGTATATTATTCTTGTTTGGAACACTCGCCCAAAAACTACCGCTTCCGTCACCTATCTGGTGGAAAAACTGTCTAAGTTCCGTTGCGTCACCTCTGTACCAGAGCTGAGAACGAAGCACTTCAATCTCTCTCGGCAAAAGCTCCTGCAGCACAACAGATTGATTTACGGCAGGAACTATATTAAGCCAATTCTGTATCATGCTTTTAAACCTTTCTCCTATCTTCACGTCATCCTCCTAATTTATACATAGTTTCGGCAACACCGGTTGTTGCGTCAGGCGCATCGTCGTGTGCGTTTTTGCCTTCACGCTGATATTTAATCATAGCCGCATAATACTCGGGAAACTTATCTCTCCAATTTACCGGGAAAATAATATGATTTTGTACCCATGAAGAGTTTGAAATTATACGTGCCTTCTTGTTTTTCGACTGATGAAACCACTGAAAAATAGTTGTATAATTACCAAGCTCATCGGCTGATATGCGTCTGACGTTCCGTGCAAATCCCGAACCGCCGTTATTTGATTCTATAAGAGCATTATTTACAGCAAATTCTTTATGTCGCCTTGCTGTTTCTTTCTCTGTGATCTCCATATTTGCTTTAGAAAAATAAACATCAAGTACATACGCTTCACGCATATACACGCCCCAGATAATGCTACACAAGAAGTCATCTCCTTCGTCCGCAGTATCTGTATAACTGTAAATACCTTCAAACAAACTGTTCCCATTGCTGTCTTTCGGCAACTCTGTATAGGTCTTGAACGAATCATACAGTCTGCCTTTTAAATCAATTGGCTCTTGCTGATAGTTAGCACTTGCAATATCAACTCCCATCGCTTTTGTCTTCGCCAGATATGAACCATAGGATAATATTTCAGGGCAGAGCATAGTGTGCTTTTCTTTATCAATAAGTGCTTTCATTGTAATGTGCCTTACGTTTACACCTTGTTGAGTATAATGCGCAATGGCTCTGCCTGCGAGATCGTCGGAAGCCCAGCGTGTCATAATGATTATTATTTTGCCGTTTTCTTCCAAACGAGACAGCATCGTGTTTGTAAACCACTCCCAGTGCTTCTCTTTTATGCTCTCATTGTTAGCTTCTTCTGCATTTTTGATTAGATCGTCAATAATCATAAGCGAACAGCCGAAACCTGTCGCTGTACCTGTCGGAGAAGTAGCAAGATAATTATTATATCCGCCCTCTAAACTCCACAGGTTCATTGCGCCGTCTCCTCGTTTAATCTTAGTATCCGGGAAAACATCAGAATACACCGGAATATTCACATCTGCTTTTTCGGCGGATATGCAGTTTCTGACATTCTTTGAAAACATAGTTGACAGTGTTTCATTGTACGAGCCCGTCATAATCTTCTGGTTTTTATCCCTGCCGAGAACCCACTCAACAAAGCAACCAGCTGTTCTCGACTTTCCGTGACGAGGCGGCAAATTTACTATCATAACCGGTTCATCTGAGTTCATAAACTCCTGAAAGCCATTACAGAGTTCTACTAAAAATGATCTATCAGACTTATAGAAATCCGGTGCTTTTAATTGGCAATAAAAAAAGAACTCACGCTTAGCAAGTTCTATTTTAGCACCAAGTTTTGCAAGATCTTTACTAATCATCAGTTATCAACTTCTTCAGCTCTTCTGTTGATAATTTTGAAAACGGGTTATTGACATTGGCATTTATATTTCCTTGAACTTTTGTCACATACTCACCCGTCATCTTATTCAGCGTGTCTATAGCTCTGATACGGTCCGATAGCTCGTTCTGTTTATTCTTAGCTATATCGGAAAGTATCGCCTGCCGTTCTCTTGCCGTCATTATTCGGGCAGTCTGGGCGTCTTCGGTGAGCTGTTTTATGTATTCCGTAATTGTAGTATTTTGTAGTAATTTTGAAGCATTAGTATTTGCATACTTTTTGCTGTATCCTGCCTGTATCGCACTCTGGGCGGCATTACCGCACTGAGCGTAGTATTCGGCGAATTTCTTCTGTCTTTCGGTCACGGTAACACCGTCCTTTCTTTTGGGTATAAGAATACCCGACACCGTTGTGCCGGGCTTCAGGAGGAAAACTTATTATTGTAGTTTTCCCATTCTAATTTTAGCACACTTGATTTCGGACATCAATAGGACAACGGCGGACATTGGCGGACATTAACGGACATCAGCGGACAATTCTTTGAAATATCTGTCTAATGCCTTGCGTAATGATTCTCCGCTCGTTTCATCACACATACCTGCAACCTCGTCCCATGTAAACGTCTTAGATCCACAGCCTATGCAATACAGCTTCAGCGCCTTGTGAAATCTTCTGACCGGTATTGCGTCTATAAAAGCACATATTTTCTCGTTTTCGGCTTCTATACGGCTTTTCTCATTAAGAAGCGATACAGTACCAAGCCCGTGTATATAACCTTCGTCTTTTTTTGTCACAAGCTGATATGCCGGCGGTCCCGCTGAACCCTGAGTACTTATCAGCACTTTTTTCTTGCCGAGTTGCCTGTCTATACATTCAAGCAGCTCACAATTTGCACGGTATTTTTCTAAATCTGATAATGTCATTCCGTTTCCTCCTCTTTCTGCACTGCCTCATCGCAAAAATCTTTTGCAGGACAGTCTTTGCAATCTTCTGCTATCGGCTCTTCACAGTAAAATCCGCATTCTTTCACCAATGCAATTCTGTCTTTCGGATCTGACCAGTCCATTTCTGTTTTTCCCTCAGCGTAATACTTGTCCATTTCAGGTGCTCGGCTGACTTCAATATCACAGAAATTTGCGTCCTCACAGCTGCTTGTGCATAATGCGAGCGCTTTTGCTTTACCTCGTGTTTCGGCGAAAACAACTGCAGAAGCTGTTTCATATTTTTCGTTTACAATCCAGGCTTTCATGTTTCCTCCTTAGGCGCTTCTGGAAGCGGCATCCAATGAGTAACCCGTGCACGCCCTCTATGGATAAAATGATCGATAGACCAATATCCTTTATCGATGTTTCGTATTCCTTTTTGTGACACAGTGCATACTAACACCTCTTCCTGATCCGGCGGAAGCTTGTCCTCCCACTTTATCCACTTCGGTATTACTTGCCCACAAAACAAGCAGGTTTCCGTTGCGGGTTTGCGTTTACTACTCGTTACCTGCTTACTTATCGGCGGTTCAGGAAACGGCATCCAAGCAATGACGACTTCACGGCCGTTAAATCTTCCATCTTTGCAAAACCCTTTTTTCTGCTTAAATTTTTCGGCCGTTTCAATAGCATATAAGTCTTGCTCTACACTGATTCTGCCTGTTTTTGTGTCAAGGATGGCGATGTGATTCCACGACTGTTTTTCAGGAAGTCTATCTTCCACGCTTATCCATTCACTCATATTTTTCCTCCTTCAATTATTTCTTTCTTGATCATAGCAAGATATGTATCGACAATTCCTTCCCATTCCGCAGACGTTTTGTCGATTTCTGCTTCTTTTGCAAATTCTTCAACTATCGGCTTTATGCAGTTCAGAAAAATATAAAACCGTACTACGCTTCCGAGTTTTATATTTTCTTGTATCTGCGCATCTAAAGATCCTTTCGGAAGCGTTATCAGCATATTTACTTCGTTTTCGGTCAAAAACTGATCAATAATTTTACCAAGCGTTTCGATGTTCAGCTTATCAAACTTTTCCATCCTCTATACCTCCATAATCCGTATACCTGCGATCTCTTCGCCGCATATTTCGCAGTAATGTTTAATCATTTAAATTTCTCCTTTCAAATCCTTCCTCGCCGGTCATCAGCTCGATACACCTCAGTGCAAGCATCAGCTTGACATCGTGATTTCTTGTGCTGTTGATCTCACATCTCAGCTCGTCCGACCTTCGTATATTCTCCTGGTATCCGACCTCTGCCTCGTGATTTTTCCGTGTTTTGTCTGCGTCCTTGCGATAATCACAAAGATATGCGTCCTTACGCTCTTTGCAAAGTCCCTTCGGAAGCTGACCACTGCGGTAGATACTGCCGAGCTGTGACAGCTTATCGAAGTATTTATACTCGGCAGGCGGAAAGTCGGTATAATCAAGCGTGTTTTCGTATGCCATATGCTCCAGCTTTTCAAATGTTGCCGGATCATTGAAATTTATCTTCTTCATAATCATTCGGTGTAAGGTGGTGAAGGGTTTTGCCCGTTTTCCAACACCTTTTATATATATTTATTTTTTTCATTTTCCGTATGAAAGGTTAGAAAAACCCTTAAACCCTTCACCACCCTTCACCCTCCTTTCAGCTTATAGCTATTCCGATGTAACAATTACCGTTTTTTGCTCGCACCTTAGGATACTTTTTCGACAATTCAACACCAAACTTCGTATTTGACATCTTATACTCGTTATTGTCATCGCACCACTGCGCATACGCCGCATAAAGCACGTTAGCCTGCGCATAGCAGTCCTTGCCCTCTGTGCACCTGTCTTCGACAAAAGCGGAGATAACATCCATCTCTCTGCGGTACTCCTTGACCATAGCGACTACCGCCTTCGGCATATGCAGTCCCTCAGCCTGATACAGTACGCACCCCTCTACTGCCCAGCGGAAGATAGCGGGCAGCTCACGGCACAGCTTATATTTAAGACGTGGGTCTTTCTTTTCTTTGGGTATCTGTACAGTGAACGGTATCATATGCACTCTGCGCCAGATACCTGTGTCTGTGCCTCTGATTATCGGCTTGTGGTTTGTCGCCATCCATAATTTAAATTCGGGCTTGAACTCGAACTCATCGCCGTACAGCTTGCGGGCAGTAACTATATCATCGCCTGTAAGCTGCTTCAGCAGACCCTCGTTGATACGCACGCCCTCGTTAGGTTCTACAGACGTAACAAACCTTGCGCCTTTAAGACGTGCTATATCGCTGTTTATGGCACTGCTCTGATTACTGCGTACCATTATTGTTTCCGGCTGGATATTGCTTGCGTAGTCGCCCATAATTGCACGGATAATATCAAGAAACGTTGATTTTCCGTTTCTGCCCGTGCCGTACAGGAAGAATACGCATTGCTCCGCCGTTGAGCCTGTCAGCGAATAGCCGACCGCCTTCTGAACATATCGTATAAGGTCCTTGTCGCCGCCGAATATCTCGTCAAGAAATTTCAGCCACTGCGGACAGTCGGCATTGCTCGTGTACTCCGCCGACGTGATACGGGTAAAATATGCTTCCGGCTTATGCTCACTCAGCGTACCGCTTTTCAGGTCAAGAACACCGCTCGGAGTATTAAGCACCATCTTGTACTTATCCATCTGTGCCGGCACTATCGGAACGTGATGCTGTGCTTCCTTCAGCATTGCAGATTTCGATTTGTTGCTTCGGCTTGATTTCAGGTGTTTTTCAAAGCTCTTTGCCATATCTCCGCCGTCCTCAGCGTCCATCTGCTCATATGCCTTAGCCTCTGCCTTCATCGCAAGTACAGCCTTATCGGCTATGCGCTCTATTGTTCCGCTGTTGTCGTAGCACCACTTCCTGCCGTCATAATACAGCCAGCGCTTGTCTGTATAACTGTAGCGGATCTCCTTGCCGAATAAGTCTATAAGCCGTTCTGCGTTCCCTGTATCGTCAAACGTGTACAGCTTTACAGGCTCGTCCTGTGCTGTATCGAGCTTTGCGTGTACAACAGAGCTTTCACCTGTGAACCTTGCCGTAAACTGCGGTGATTTCTGTGCCGGTTCGTATACCTTCTCACAGTCGGCTATGGCTTTTTGTATCGTTATTGCACCGTAGGTACTGCCCGACTGCCGTCTGTCCCATTTCTCACGCATAAGCCCCGACTGTCTGTATATACAGTCCATCATATCCGCATCACACCTGCACCAGAACGCAAGCATATTACAAAGCGCCATATCAGCCTCAGACTGTGACACATATCCTGAATAATCGCCCTGCATAAGCGCATTGAAGCGTGGTGCGTTCTTTGCTTTTCCGGCGAGAGTTATAATATCATTTGCGGTTGCCGGAAGTGCCGGCACATAAGCACGGGGTACAGCGGAAGGCTCACGCCCTCCGCCTATGTACTTTTCGTGCAACGCCTTGATAGCCTCTGTGCATTCGTTTATATCCATATATTCGGCGCACGGATTGCCCGTCATAACGAAAAATCTGCCTGTTTCGTACATTTCGACATTGCCTCGTCTGCGACCCTGCTTCGGCAGGTTTCCTTTGCAGATTATGTGAATGCCTTTGCCGGACTGCGACAGCTCGGTATATGACTGGAGTGTTGTTATAAATTCGGTGATAATGTTGTTTTCGCCGGTTTTGAATGCGGCTATCTCGTCACCCACTCCGTCAATATCCACACCGAAATACTCGCAGTTTCCGAACATGAATCCGACACCTGCAAAACCTGCCGAAGCCGCTACAGCCGTATTGAAATCCGACCATGTGGACGGATCGTTGGAGCGGGCAAGTTCGCCCGTATGAGGATTGATCGGAAGTTTTTTTATCTTACCGCCTGCCTCATCGGGTACAGCCTGCCAGCACACCCAGTTTGAGAGCTTTTTAAGCTCATTGGGAATATATTCGTACATTATTTCCCCCATCAGAACGGATAGTCACCGTCATCTTCCGTAACTGCTTCCGTTGTTGTGGTTGCCGCAAAGCTCTCGTTTTTCGGTGCTGATACGGTATCGGCGGTCACGGCGGTCTTGAACTTATGCTTGCAGTCGGGGTGCTGTGTCGGTTCAAGATAGCTTACCTTTTCTCTTGTGGTGCCCTTATCGTCCGTTTCGTGCTTTACTACAGCTATCACACACTTGCCGACAAGATCGTCGCAGTATTCCGCAAGATCCTTGTATTCCTTGCCGTCAGTGAGCTTTGCGGCCTTGCCTACTGCCATAAGTCTGCCGAACGTATAACCGTTTACCGCAAGGTCTTCCTTTGTAGGTTCTTTAGCCTTCCATATCTGATAAAACAGGCAGGCGTTGCCGTATTTCTGCTCCGGAATATCATTCCTTATCGTCAGTCTGAAGCTCAGCGATGTACTGCCGCTCTTATATGTTTTCTCGTCTACGCTTGTGATTATCGTTTCATATCTGCCTTCGGGCTTGAGCGCACTCGTAGCCGCTGAATTGTTCTGTGAAAATGCCATATTATTTATCCTCCGTTATAAGTCTTATTGCGTCTTCTGTGCTTCTGCATATACCTGCAACAGCACCCGAACGACGCATTTTTTCAATAAAATTCTTCTGTTCGGGGCGAATACGTCCCGTTTTTGTCTTTACCTCTATGAATATTGCCTTTCCGTCCGACTGCCTTACGCCGAACAGGTCTGAAAATCCGACCGGTACGCCCGTGTCAAAATATCTGCCGTCAAATGTTCTGCCCTTGCCGACGTTAATGCGGAATATCACACAACCGTTCTCGGACAAAACACGTCTGACAGCATTCTGGATACTGTGTTCTTCTGTCAATAGATAAAACCTCTCTTTCTTGCTTCGTAAAACGCCCAGCCCCTCTGATACCCTTTCTTCTTTGCGTATGCAAGCAGATCGGAATAGGATGAACAATCATCGGGACTGCTGAAATCCAGCCTGAAGCCCTCGATATGAATAAGCTCGGTGCTTTCGCTTGTTTCTATCTCACGGCTCTTTACCGGGAAAACATATCCGCAGTGAGGGCAGATACAGGGCTGACCGGGCGGCGGCGCTCCGAATGTATAGTAACATTCGGGACACTGTTTCACCTTTTCGGCATTCTCCGCAGCTTCTTTCTTTATGTTGCGCTTGCGCTTTTCGAGCGACCACAGACGGTCATCATCGGGCATTCCGAAGCGTGCGTAATTGCCGACATGATCAAGAATTATCGCACGCTTGCCCGGTCGATAGCGCATACATCTCATTGACTGCTGAATGTACAGCGTAAGAGATTGAGTGGGACGGAGCAATATCGCACATTCGCAGTCGGGAACGTCAAAGCCCTCCGATATTAAATCGACATTGCAAAGTATCGTTATCCGTCCTGCTCTGAAATCCGAAATAATGCGATTACGCTCTGCATCGGGAGTTGTACCGTCAATGTGTACGGCGTTTATGCCTGCTTCTCGGAACGCTTCGGCGGTAGCGAGCGAGTGCTTAACGCTTGAGCAGTAGCAGACGGCTTTCTTACCGTCTGCAAGCTGTCTGTAGTATCCGATAACATCACCGAATACAGCCTTTTTGATCATTGCCTTTTCAACGTCCGCCGTAACAAACTCGCCCATTTTGATATGAAGCCCCGATAAGTCGGCTACGGACGGTGCATAGTAGTCATACGGTGCAAGACAGTTGTGATCAATAAGCCATTTGGTAGACGGCCCGATTATCAGCTTGTCGTTGACATCACCCAGACCGTCACCGTTCAGGCGGACAGGCGTTGCCGTTACCCCCACACGAAGCACATCGGGGAAAGCATCATAGATTTTCTTGTACGACAGCGCAAGGCTGTGGTGATTTTCGTCTGTAATGATAAGCGCAGGCTTTGACAGTTTTTTTATCCGTCGTGCTGCGGTCTGCACCATCATCACGTCACAGTAGTTCATATCAACGCCCCAGCGTATGAACGTCCTTATTATCTGCTGAACAAGCTCCTGCCTGTGTACAAGAAATAACACCTTTTTCCCGTTGAATGTAGTCCGCCGTGCCATCTCTGCTACTATCACCGACTTACCGCCGCCGCACCCGAGAACAATGCAGGGAGCGTGATAACCCTCACGCCACGCCTGCCTTGTCTGCTCGACAAGCTCACTCTGATACGGTCTTAGCGGCATTCTGCTTTTCGACCTCCTTCTTTGCACACGCTATGCACAGCTTTCTGCCGAATTTTGCAACCGAGCTTTCAACCATTTCCGCTACCGTATGCTTAGGTGTCGGCATAATGACGGCGCCGCATTCTTCACATCTGTCGGGCTCTGCACCCTCGCTGAGCCATGCGCCGAGCTGAGCACCTAAATCTTCGGTGATAACACCCGACCACTTATCGAGGAATGTTGTGTCTTTTGAAAGACTTGCGATATGCTCACGGTTTATCTGAAATGCTATGTCAAATTCATACTCGGTGTTATCACGCTGCACCGGCGCAAGTCCTATCTTGACAGGAACGGTCTTGCCCCTGTCGTTGATTTCCATAGCATAGCCCATCTTGGTACGCAGTGTAATGATTGTGTGGCAGTTGACCGACAGTATGGTATTGACAAGATTGTTCTGTATCTTTCCTGCCTCGTCCCATGCGGTATAATCGTTCTTTCCCTGACGCTGTGCTATCTGTGATTTGATGTCAAGCACTCCGCCCTCGTTATCCCATGCGTGTGAAAAGCTGTCCACTATTATTACGCCGTCCTCCCCGACCGCCTCAGCCGCCTGTCTGACGTACTCTATGTACTTTTCGGGCGAATACGGCGGTGTAAGCGGGGCGTAGAGAAATTCTCCCGTGCCGAGATCGTGACGATCGGCATAGAATCTGCCACGCTCGTGTTCTGTATCTATAAGGGCAACCTTGCCCCAGTTGCCCGTTATGCCTTTTGCGAGATAGAGCGACGAAAGCGTTTTACCGCTTCCCGACGGTCCCATGACCGCAATTCTCGCCTTTGATTTCTTTCTTGTTACGGGTGTAAATATATTGCTCATAGCTACCTCACTTTATCGTTATATACGGCTTTTTCTCAAGATGTACGGCAGGGAGCTTTTCTCCGCTGTCGAGCAGCTTCTTGACCTCTGACTTGCATATGGTCGGTTTGCTATACTTTATCAGCGATTCGTTGAATGTTTCGGCATAGTCAATAAACTGCCGCTCATCGTCAACAACCACACTGTCACGTCCCTCTGAGAACGTTATTTTTGCTCTCGGCATATCGACCTTTTTCAGTCTCATTGCCTGCATATCCTGTAACAGACGCTTTTTCAGAAACTCTGCCTTTTTGCGCTTTGTCTTTGCTCTTGCCGTCTGTTCCTTAGCTTCAAGCTCGTGGCTGTCTGCCTCACGCTCAAGGGATTTTATGAAGCAGGCGACGTTTTCGGCCTTTTCACTGAACTCACCCTCGATGCCTTCGAGAGTGTCAAACCACATCGTCAGCATATCGGCCTTGTATGCTTCAAGGTCAGCAATGACCTCGCCGTCATCGTCTATATACTCACCGTCAGCATTGGTGTCCGGTTCGTAGTCATTTATAGCGTCAAACGCATCGAAAAGTTCGGCAAACCTGCCGGTTATATCATATAATGTACTGCTCATACGATTTCCTCCGTCATTTTCTCAAAAAACTGCTTTGCTTTGCTGACAAACAGATCGTGATTACTGTCTGCGGAATTATTGCCGATAAACTCGCAGAGCCGCTTTGCCGCATCAATGGCAGTGGCAAGATACGCTTTAAACGTTTCCTTGCTGTCGGGTACTGTCACCGTAAGTTCCGACTGCTCACGCTTAGCGGCTTCAAGCTGACTGCGGAGCTCTTCAAGTTTCTTTTCATTCTCAGCTTTAAGGCTGTTCATTTGCTCCGTATGCTCACGGTTTAAGCGGATAGTATCCTGTAATGCGTCCTCCTGCACCTTGTCGATTTGCTCCTCGTATGTCTTGCAGATATTCTTAAAGGTGTCCTTGTCAACGGCACCGTCCGGAAGTGCCACTTCCACATCTATCGGACGGTTTTCAAGTTCCTTTATCTCGGCTTCGAGCGCCGCTATCTGCTGTGACAATGTGTTCTTTGCTTTTTCGAGTGATTTTGCCTGCTGAGCGGCGGCGGATGCTTCGGCTTCTGCGGCCGACTTATCGGCTACCGCCTTGTCCTTTTCCGCTCTTATCTGCCGTATCTGCTGTTCAAGCTCACGGACGGAGGTGTTCTTAAGGTCGGTTTTTTCGGTTATTTCTGTACGTTCTTCTTCAGAAAGGGAAGATAAAAGATAGAGCTTTTTCACTCCGATTTGTGTCCCCGGGGACACAAAATCAGACGGCAATTTCTCTATTACTTCTATATAACGATAAACCTGTCTGCGTTTGATTCCTGTTTCCTTTTCGCAGTAATCCTCGAATGTGTTATACCCCAATTCCTTATAGAGCTTGCTGTCCCTCATTTCTTTAAAGCCCTTGCACATCTCATACAAGCTCTGCTGTGCTACCTGTGCCGCCGCTTTGATGTGGTAGTTAAGATTTACTGCCTTGACATAATCGTCTGTTACCGCCTTTTCTGTATCCGCAGGCGGTGTGCGAAGTCCGGGAATTATCATGCTGTTTTCCTCCTTGATTTTGTTTTTGATTTTTTCGCCGCAATACCGTCAAGGTACTGCTGATATTTCTTCTCTACATTGATTATTTCCTGTGGCTTTTCCTGCCCGCCGTTTGTAACCCAGTTGTTTTTATAACCTCTGCACTGGACTATTTTATAGT